CCATAAGCAGACTTCTTTTTGCTGGGTTTAGCATTAAAGTTTATACCTAGCGTTTGTGGTTTCTGAGCCTCGTCAATTGCTGCAAAATTTACAGCAAAAGAACTAAAGTCGTCTAGAATCTCATCTGCTTTTTGAGCGCACTCATCAACAGAATAATCCTTAGAATTAGAAATTAACTTCTGGAAAGCTTTTGTGTTAACAACATCCTTATATTTTTCGTCAGCAAAAACTGCATCCTTCTGAGTCTGTAATGCCGCAGCCTCAGTATCTTCCTTATACTTAACGAGAGAATCATAGTTTTCACGCATCTTTTCGATAGCAATCTTTTCAGACTCAGTAACAATTAGCTCGAAAACCTCTTGTCTTTCGCCCTCTAGAGCAACATTCTCTCCGTCTACAGAGTATCCAACCCTATAAAGCTTGTTGTTACGCCAACCATTCATGATAAAGTAATTGTCATATACATTTCTGATATAATAATACTCATTGTCTTCATCTTCATACTGAGCAATCAAATTATATAGAGCACAGTGAATATCTTCATGACTCAATTCAACAGTAAAAGTTTTAGTAAACTTTTCATTTACAGCAACATCTTCAACAGAAGTCTCTTCAAACTCTTCCTGAACTTCATCACCATCTTCAGAAGTAGAAGTCTCTTCAGTCTCAGTTTCCTCGACAACTTCAGTTTCTTCAACCTCGTTTGCTTCAACGACAGTTTCCTCAACTTCAGTTTCAACTACTTCCTCTACGACCTCATTTTCAAAATTGTCCATTTCTTCGTCTCCTCCTTCCTCTTGATTTTGTTTATTAAAACCTTCCAAAGTTATATTTAACTTTTCAAGGGTTTCAATCAGTTTGTCTTGATATGTTAATACAGGTTCTTTGTGGCAGAAATCAGTAATATCAGCTCTTGCACCAAGCATGCCCTCTCCGATCTCATTGCCTTCATCGTCACATCCCAATAGTGTGCAACCGCTGAAGTAGAAATCTGTAAGGTCCAAATATTTTTCCTTAGCATTATAAGATAATTCATTGATTACTAACTCGCATGACACTTTTGTACCATTCTTTCTACGGATAATATCTGCGGCTTCTGTATACTGTTCTGGAATAACGCTATATGCCATCACATACGTTTTATCCATTTTCTCATCATACTCAAGCCATGGATCATCTGCAGTAAAGCATCCGACTTGCTTTTCAATGTAATTAATTTCAGACTCACCGTCTTTATTTTCAACAATTTCCATATTATGTGCATAGAAATCCATGGTACCATCTTCTAATTCATGTATATGTGCTAGAATTGGACGGTATTTTAAAGTTGGCATGCCTTTTTCCATATTTTCCTTGGAAATAAATGAACCATTACGATTTAAGTCCGTATGACACACCTTAAGTTTTAACTTTAGCAATCCTGGCATGGTCTCTTCTTCTTTCGCGAAGATACCAGGCACAGATACAATGATTGGCGTTCTAGTTTCTGTAACACTAAAATTTACATTCTTGTCTTGCTCAACAAAAAACTTATACAAATCATCAAATGTTAAAATCTTAGCCATATTTGTCCTCCTTTCTTTCTAGAATTTCAGACATCTGTCTATATATTAGAAAGTTAGCGCATTTGTATACGCCAACTTTTTAACATCAATGCTTTCAAAGCAAAAGTGCTTTGGGATTATATTCATGAATGTATATGTGCCATTCATGCTAGATACAAGACTAAAACCATTTGCAATTAATTGATTTGCAACATCTTGGTCTTGTACAACTATAAATTTTGCATTATTCATATACACTACCCCTTATTTCTTGTTCTTTTCCTTGTCTTTGGTTTCTGCCCCTTCATCTGACAAATCTCCATCGTCTTTAGTTGGAGCGCCGTCTGTACCTGCTTCAGTACCTTGTGTATGAGAACTAACCAAAGGATGTATAAACTTATTTACGGCCATACCCAGCTTTGTTTCAAGCCAATCAGATGCGATAGTCTCTAATGGATCGTATCCTAACAACGTCATGTACTCTTGTTTTACAGGCAGGCCCAAAGAAGCTGCATCCTTTATCTGATTAATTCTCTCTTCTTTAGTGTAAGTAGTAACGTCTATAAACTTAATATACGCAACATTATTCGGGAACTGCATCAAAATTCTTTCATTAACAAATGCCTCAACCTGCTTCATAATGCCACGAGTTGCCATCAAAGCGTCAGACAACATACTCATCTTTACAGAACTTGCGCCAGTTAAACGGCTACTATCAAAAATTTGAGAAATGCCTGTCTGCTCCATTAGGTTCTGATAGCTGTCCGCAATGGCATTCGTATCAGACGTTGCATTTTTGTCAAAAGAAATACTATCAACATCCATACCAGGAGATAAAATCAATCCAATCTCTGGTGGCAAAGACTCTTGCGCCAAAGCGAAAAACTTCTTTGCAAGATTTAAGTTCAATGCTAAGTCGTCTGGATTAGAACTGTTAAGTAGAGGAATCTTCATGACCAACAGCTTATAAATATCCAAAGAATCTTTAACAGCCATCAATGATTGTAAATCAATCAAGTCAATAAGGCCCTCAAATAGCGAAGCAAATGGACTAATAACTAAATCAATGTCCGCAAGATCAATCTTAAATGCTCTTGCTGTGTCGAGCTCTTGCCATTTTAAAGAAGAGTCTCTCTCAAATTTATTATATTTCTGCTTATATTCCTTATCCCAAACATCAAGATAGAATGCATTCGTTCCTCTAAAGAAAGAAAAGTCGAACGCAACGTGTAGCAATCCATTATATCCCACTGATGCAACTTTACAGTACTGTGAATCTAATGGCATTAAATACATTGTGCCGTCATCATCCTGATATGGTTGAAAGTATACAATACCCTCACGCCATGCAGTGACTAATAGTTTAAACATATTGAGTTCAAGATTCATTTTACGAACAAATCTACACGCATCTTCATAATCTTGTAACAAAGATTCTTCGTCATTGTCCTCAATTAAGCTAAAATCTAAATTAATCTTATACGCACTAAAGTCAGGAAGACTGGAGAAATAGTTAACAATTCTTCTTAGCGGAAATGAAAGTGTATATAAAAACTTAGCTAAATTACGTAATGAAGCCTGAGAGCTTGATGCATAAGGGTTTTGTAGATATGAACGCAAAGTTTCCTTGCTAAATACAGTCCATACTTTTGTGGAGTTTGATGTTAAATCAACAAGCTTTAGTACATCTTCTACAGCCTTTGCATATTGCTTCATTGTTTCTAGGCTTTCAGTAAATTTAACATTCACAAGATCTGAATTCTTATTTTTATTTTCAGCCATTTCTTCACCTTCCTTCCTTAGTTAAAATAGCTATGTCTAGCTTTAGGCTTTTTGAAATCAAAAAATTGTTCAAGTTCGCTATTGTCAACCTTTCTGGTTACCAAATGTTCTCTGCGCAATTGCTGTAAAAAATGACATGCCATAACAAAAACATACGCACGGTCATCGTTTAATTTATTACTAACAGATGGAGCAAGATCAAATCTATCATTACCAGATGCTTGCTTAAATCTATAAATATTAACCAACTCTGTTTTCATAGCATCAATCTGTTTTAGCGCAACCTCTTCATCTCGGCTTAAATCATATTTCTCACGAACAATTTCAATTCCTTTTTTGGTTAAATCCTTATATTCTTTTTCAGACGGATCTTTATCTCTAATATTTTTTTTACCAGTCTTAGTGTCTAATTCATATGTTAATGTAATATATCCACGATTATCATACTCTGCAGGCCATTCCACCAAGTTCAAATTAATCATTTCAATAGCAGCCTTATACATTTCAACCTTGTACTTTGACGGTTGAATTAGTATTAATTTATCTGTTATAGCATTTGGATATAGCCGAACAGCTTCTGGGCTATATTCTTTGTCCAACAAACCACGGTGCATATTGCCGTCAGCATCTTGCCAATCTTCCCATAGGAAGTCACTTGTTTGAACACCCGCACCACCAGATCCTGCATCAATACCGATTCTAAGAATATTTTCGTAATCAGCATAGCCATCACCATTATAGGTTAAAAGTAACTTTTTTAATTCTTTTACCTGATTTGGCGTGGTCATTGGAGTTTTATTTTTCTTTTCAATGTCAATTAAATTAACAACGTTTTGTATTCTCATCTTCCAGCCAACAACTGGATCTTTATAATACTCCGCACAAAGTATTACAGAGTTATCCTTGCTTCGAGCGGGGTCATAAAACAATCCCCATTTACCACCATTGTCATTCTCTAACTTTGGAGGCTTGACACAAGAATTTCTAATAATATCTGCACGCTTAATAATTTGTCCATCTCCACCCTCTGAAGTGAAGATGTTCTTATATTCTCTTAATGCTGCTTCTTTATCTTCACGCATAGCCTGATCGACCTTCTCTTGTGTTAGAAGAGGAACTGGCCATAGTTTGTTATGAACTGTTGCATTAATAATTACGTCACAAGAGATATCTGCGCAGAAATAGCGCTTGTCTCCTGCAAACATGCGAATTGAAAACTCTCTATACTTCTTAAAAAAGTACTGGTCGGTTCTACCAGCAGAAGAACAATAAAGTAGCTGGTTTGGAAATGGGGAAGGTTCCGCCAAAATGTCTTCGGCATTGTAATCTTTACCCATCTTAAACTCAGAGTTCTGAGTGGTAAACGGTTCAGATGTATGGAATAATTCGTCTGCCGCATTCATTGCTTCATCGTATACATTCAAATTTGAACGTTTGGAACGGTTGTTGTCGAACGCACCGTTCAGCGTAAACACCTGAGAACCACCATAAGTTCTAACAGTATAACTAGCAGGGTTATGAACCCAACCAGTCGAGTTAGCCTGTGATTTTACGACATTGCTTTGAAATACGTCATTCAAGCTAGTGAAAGACGCAATGTTCTTCATAGCGAACTGTTCCATCTTGGTGAACAACTCAATTGACTGTGAGCCAACACCTGCCAATATATAAGCCTTAAATCCAGGAATTAGTAGCATCTTTGCCATTATAAACAATGCGGCAAGCAAACTCTTACCACCATTTCTACTCATAGCCCATACTACAAAAGGTTTGTTCCATGAACTATCAATCAAGTATCTCTGATAGTCCATCAGCTGAACATTAAAAACTTCTTCAATAAAACGTGATGGATTTCTTCTGCCCCATTGTAAAAATTCCGCAAGATCCATTTTTTCTCTATATTTCTTAGTTGTCATGTCATATAGATTGGGTCTTACAAAAATTCCATACTCACTAAATGTATCTTCGAGTTCATTACAAAGTTCTTTAAATCCCTCGAAACAATCTTCAATGCAGCTTTCTAATATCTGTTGTTCGGTTAAGATGATATTACTCACGTTCAATCACCTGCCCAAATTCATCTATTAGCCCTTTATCTCTTAAGAACTCTTTCAAATCTTTATTTTCAACAAGTAACAACCTTGCTCTTTCAACAGCCTTATCTCTTTCCTTTTGTAGAGTGTCCACAAGCTCGCGTCTAATATTTGCAATTTCATTCATTACATTTTCATCAAATCCAATTTGATCAACTTGTGCCTTACAGCTAATATTTGCTACTTGCTGCATACC